CGGAGACGGAAGAAGATGAGAACGGAGAAGTATGTATACTACACGAAGGTACTCAGGCGACCGGTTCACCAAATGTATTTGTTAACCGTAAACCATTAGCGAGAATTGGAGATGCAATTGACTGTGGTTCTTTAAATCTAACAGGTTCTAGGAATGTAATTACAAACGGTTAGTATAAATATAGTAGAACTTAGAGGAAAAAATAATGCCCCAACCAATAAGAACACAACGAGTTAGAAAATATAGAGACCTCGACCTTGATATGTTGGTTCATCCGCTGACTAATGACGTGGTTGGGCGTTCTGATGTGGATGCTATCAATGGAAGTGTCATTAATATAATAAAAACTCAGCGTGGAGAACGAGTATTCCAGAGTAGATTTGGCTCAACGATATATCATTCGTTATTCGAGCCTATGTCTACTGAAACACGAGTTGTATTGGAATCCGCTATTGAGCAGGCAATTCACACATTTGAACCTAGAGTAAACTTGATAGGAGTAAAAGTTACCGCAGACCCAGACAGAAACGGTTACAATGTAACCATCGTTTATGTACCAGTAAATGAGGGGTCTCCAATAAACTTAGATTTCTTTCTAAACAGATTGAGGTAGTAAAGATATGGCAGAAAATCCAAAAGCACTAAACTTGAGTAATCTTGAGTTTGGTGGAATAAAAAATAATATAAAAGAGTTTATGAAGGGACAGAACGAGTTCGTAGATTACGACTTTGATGGCTCTGGAATGAGTGTATTGTTAGACGTAATGGCATATACTACTCATTATATGGGATTCCATACGAATATGGCTATCAATGAAGCGTTTCTTGACACGGCCACCCTCCGAAATTCTGTAGTATCTCACGCAAAAAGCATTGGATATATTCCAAAATCAGTTACAGCCTCTGAAGCGATTGTCAAATTAACTTTCAATACGACTGGTTTTAACCCATCATATATCATTGTCGAAAAAGGAACACGATTCGTATCTAATATCAACGGAGTACCAACTACATTCACAAACTTAGATACAATAAACATATTCGCTGACGAGGGCGGAGAGTTCGTTGGAGAAGTAAGACTACGCCAAGGTTCATTAAAAGAACTAGAGTGGACTTACGATGCAGTCTCAGAAATACAAAAATTCTTCATTGATGATGACACTTGTGATAGGGGCTCGATCACGTTGTCCGTTGATGATAAACCCTGGACGAATAATCAAGTTCTTTCTGAACTAGATGGTACTTCCACGGTATTCTTTCTTCAAGAGGGATTAGATGGAATATCTGAAATTTACTTCGGTAATGAAATCTTTGGTAAGAGACCTCGTGATGGACAAGTAATTAAAGCGGTTTATCTAAGCACTGTTGGGGCCGAGGGTAACTATACATCGACTATTAATGAGCAAACATTTTCTCTTGTATCAACTATTGATTCAAATTATACAGCAGGAGAAGTGACTGTAGCCACAGTGGATATATCTTCTCTTGGTGCTGAAAAAGAAACAACTGACAATATTAAAGAAACTGCCCCTAGGTCATATGAGAGACAAGATCGAGCAGTTACAGCCGAGGATTATAAAACAATTCTTGTAGAGAAATATCCAAACATTGAATCAATTGCTATTTGGGGTGGGGAAGATAATGACCCGCCACAATATGGTGCTGTCTTTATCTGTATCAAACCGAAACACGGATTAGAATTATCGCCATTAACTAAACAAAAATTAACAGACGAAGTACTATCCAAATACAATATATTAGCGATTAATCCTATTATTACTGCACCAGAATACACATATATTGACGTAGATACGACAGTTAAATATGACCCATTACTAACTGTATTGTCTGCTAGTGAAATTCAAACTAAGATTATCAATGGAGTAAATAATTTCTTTGAGAGTGAACTTACTCAGTTTAAAGTGACAATGCGATATTCTCGCCTTGTTAATACTATTGATACGTCTGATGATTCTATCTCTAACAACTTGACAAGTATTAAATTTTTTAAAAAGTTTTTCTTACAAACATCGAACACGGTTGGTAACTACATTTTCAAATATAACAATGCAATTACTCCTGGTTCTGCTGTATCTTCAGTATTCGGTAATGCAGTAGCAGGTACGCAATTCACACTACTTGACGATGGACAAGGACATATTCTCTTGTATGATATTGTCAATGAAAAATTCTTAAACACTGAACAAGGAACCATCGATTATGAAAATGGAATTATTGAGTTAATTGGATTCAAACCAGACATCACACAGACAATGCAGTTTCTGGATACTAACTCAGTAATTGGTTTGTATGCTACACCCCAATCAAACGACATTACTGCAATCCGAAGTAACCTTCTTATGCTCAATAATACAAGTGTTACAATGCAGAGTATTAATTGATGAGTGTAACAGCAAATGTCGCGTAAAAAAGACAACTTTACTAAACATCCAGCGAAGTTTTTATCAATCTTTGTTGAGAGGATGGTGCCCGACTATGTTCAGGCAGAACATCCGATGTTCATCACGTTTGTTCGCAAGTATTTTGAATACTTGGAAAGAGAAACGGGCGTAAATGGTGAACTAGGTGAATTCAACCAGATAACAGATTTAATTCAGAACATAGACGTTGACCACGCTCTCGACCAGTTTATTCCAGAGTTTGAGAAACAGTATCTTCACGGTACTCCTCATTCTGCTGTTGACCCTACTGTATCCACTACAGATAAGTCTTTCCTTTCAAAAAATGTTCAGCCAGTCTATAGACAAAAAGGTACCACTTCTGCTCTAGACTTCCTCTTCAGACGAGATTTCGATGAAGATGTTGAAACGATGTATCCAAAGCAATGGATATGGAAAGCATCTGGTTCTGTATGGTATGAGCCACAGTGGATTACAATTCTAACAGACAAAGCCGCGGCCGAAGTTGGTGGCGAATATGAAGGTGCAACTGTAAATGTTCAGACCGCAGATACAGTCAGGTCAATATATAATAAAAAGATTATCGGCCAAGTCTCCGGAGCAACTGCTTTCGTCCATATGGACGAGTCAATATCTACCACAGATTACGAAAAATTACTACTCACAGAAGTTAATGGCGTCTTTATTAAAGATGAACAAATTTGGGAAGACGTAGGAACACAACTCAATGTTGTTCCTTATGTCGCAATCATTATATCAGAAGGCATAAGGACAGAGGGCGAATGTATTGTTAACGGGCATAGATGGACAGATAAATGGATGCACATTTCTGGTCATCCAAATGAAGTTCCCTTAGTTGCGCCACGAATAACAATTACAGGATTAACGTCTGGTGCCACTGCACAAATCTCAGGCTTTGACGTAGACTATACAAAATTAAATCTATTAGAAGTAGATGGTGACTTTCAACTCGGAGAAAAAATAGTTAACTCGGATGGTTTCTATTGGAATCCTACTCCAACCGAATCTTTCTGTACAACATCTACTGACTGGTCAGTTTTAGGCACCTTCGATAATATGATTGACTGTTTGGCGGCCCTGCATCCAGACGGATGGGATAAAGGTTCTCCTTACTATGGTGAATCTGCTTTTCTTGATTGGTATCCTCTTCTAGAAGTGACAACTGTACTTCAGGACGTAGAAAATAATATTTTAGATGGTATTAGTACTCCACCTACCACAAGAGAAGATTGTGAGGCGTTAGTAGACGAGTCACAACCTTTAGTTGACACTGCCGTTTGGAAAACAAATGGTTATTGGATAGACTCTGCTGGTTTCTTATCTTCTGACAGAAAATTACAAGATAACGATTATTATCAGGACTTCTCATATGTTATTAAATCAGAAGTTCCTATTCAATCATACAGAGAAGTATTAAAGAAACTTGTCCACCCAGTTGGACTAAAACTATTCGCTGAATTCTCCTTCCGCTCTAGTGTTGACTTGAAAGTTGAGATGCCTCAAGATTATGTTAAGTTAATTGTTGCAATCTTCTCATACCTCGATGTTGCAATCGATATATGGGACCAAGAGTCAGAACAACACGGTACTATCGGCCACGCTCACACTGGTTTTAGTGTACATCTTGAGAAAGCCTTAGATGAGTATATCATTGAGGTGATGAGTAGGTTAGACAATAGGTCCACACTCATTACTTCAAATAATTGGAATGCTCCTGGCGAACACTTTGGAGTAGATATTCAGTCCGAAGACCCACTGGAAGGTGGAGCATTCCTCAAAGAAAAACTGATGACTGTCTGTTCTCCATTAACATTTATACCCGAGGAAGAATATGCCAAAGAAAAATCTTATGGACATTTTGAAGCAAATAGAGAGAACACAATCGTTCATAAAGTCTATGGAGTTGCAAATGACGTTATCGATTCTGTAGAAATTCAGGCATTTGAAGCCGAAGATGTAATACACTCACACGGACGTAAGAACGGATTTGCACCATTAGTTCAAATATCGGTGACCAAAGGCCTAACCAACCCAACCGAAACTCAAATCAGTTCTTCAGGGGGTTGGCATTATAATGTAGGGACATCAACTTGGGAACCATATGATAATTGGTGAGACTGATGTATGGCCTAAGGACCCTTCATAAACAGAGAGAACTATTAAAGAGTTTTCTTAAATAAACGTATAAATAGTTGTGATTAAATAATCAAACTAAATAATTTTTAGGAGTTAGCAAAATGGGTGCAATTGTAACCAGTAAATTCAGAACACAGAACTTGATGGTTTTTATCGACCAGTTCAAAACTACTGGTTCTGCAGACGACAACTTCCTGTATCTAGGTTTTGGGCGGGCTGACGCTTGGCCGAATGATGCTCAAGGAAATGTCGAAAGTTCAGGTAACTTTACGCTACCTGACCCACTAGATGAAGATGAAAGTCAGTATTGGACCGACATTGTTGGTGCCAAGCGAATTCAGAACGATGACATTTCTCCGGTACTTCCTCGGCTTGACTGGGACACTGGAGACACTATCGCATTCGACGGAGATACCGCGGCGGGTATAACGGGAATCGCTGACCCTGGTCGTTCATTCGTATCAATAACAGGATATCACTCTACAGTAATGAACTCGGAATATCGAATTTATATGTGTACAGGTGAACCATCAACTGGTAAGTGTTATGTTGGTGGTGTTTATGACGGCGGAACAGCCACATCTCGTGCAACGTGTGAAGCGACTGCCGGTGGATTATGGCTACCTGCTGGTGCTTCTGACGAGCCAACAGGCTACACAGGAGATACCAATGGTCTTGTCGCTCAACCAATCAGTACGTCTGACAACTATGAATGGACATTCCTCTATAAACTAGGAATGAATGACATTATTAACACGACAACAAACGACTGGATGCCTGTTATTCACGGTGCTGGCATTATTGCGGGTTCAGAACAAGCAGACTTTGGAGATAGCGATGCTATCTATACGCAAAAGGTTCGCCACGGTCTGATTCACGTTAGATTGGAAACCTCTGATGGATTTACTGAGGACGATGACTTTAGACAGGTTGGGTTGTTACGTGATCCAGAACTAACAGGTGGTGGAACGAAAGCTCAGGCGGCTGTATATGTCGATGCGGATACAAGTCTGGAAGCAGATAGTGGACAGGTAATCTATCTCGAAAACAGAAGGGCGATTACTCGTGCTTCTGACCAGGTTGAAGATTTGAAACTCGTAGTAGAATTCTAAAAAGTTTTTAGAGTTATACGAATAATATTTTAGGATAATAGCGAATGGCATATAACTTTAACACATCTCCATATTATGATGATTACAATGCAGACGATAGATTTTTAAAAA